GTCCGTGAGGATTGGGTCTTTTGGGTCGAATCCAACACAAAGCGATTTGACGCAGCAGTTGACAAGTCAGAACAAACCTACGCAGTCATCCATCAGATTGTCTCCATCGGTCTTGACACCGCTGGACAAGCGTCTAACAGCATTCCGTATGGGGGGATTCTATTTGGTGCGTTGACAGGTCTAACTGGTCTAATGCTACCTACCCCAAAGTTTAGTAGAAAGAAGGAATAAATGTCAGGAGTTCCATATTGGTGTTGTGGTGATTGCACACCCGCAGGTTGTGCTATAAAGAAAATATGCACAGATGAGGATTACTATGCTGAGTATATTTCAGTTGGAAGACCTAGAGCACCAGTAAATTACAATGGACAATATTGGGCAGCATGGCATAATAGCATTGGTAAAAAGAGTAAACTAGATGTTGATATTCTAATTAAACTAGTAAAAAGAACATTAGTGAATGATGGTGGTTGTGGTGGTGCTTGCGGAACACCAGCAACAGGTCTTGGAACATCAGTAAACTGTGCAGTAAATGGAACATTAGGAGCAACCCCAAGATGTAAACGAACAGTTTATGTTGATAATATGGAGTGGAGAACTATAACAACACTCGATCTTTGGGGTGTATCTAACGATCAAAATATGAATTATGATGAACAAGATGAACAACTCATCTCTGTTCCTCCAGGTCGTTATCCGTGTGGTTTCTCGGTTGGTTGTGGTGCTGCATTCTGTGCAAATGTCAACGCAGCAACAAACTTTGGTGATTATCCTCAATGGTGGGCAAAAGAAAATGTAAAGATGTTGCCACGCTTTAGTAATCTAGAAACTGCTGTAGAAGCAACACCATTAGTATCATACGGATATCCACAGATATCAAATTGTGGTCAAATACAATGGGTCAACAGATGTGTAGGTTCTATAGTAAATACAGTAGATACATTATGCGTTGACTATCCATTGGTTGTTTTACCATCACATGGTGGACTAAGATGTGATGGACTTACTGAAGCATGTGATAGAGAAACACCAGAGAATGGAACAAACAATTGGTCAATTGGATTGGATATCATCAGTAAATCACTTATGGATAGACTAGATGCTATTGGTGTTCCTGCTGATCTTGGTATTGGAGTTTGGAATCAAACTTGGGTATGTAAAACTGAAGGTAGACTTCGTATATTATTTGATGGTAGACCATACATTGCTGGTGCTGGAGATGTCTATAAACCATCAGCAAAGACCACTTTTACAGGAACAGCGGTATTAGATACAGGAACTGCATCATATACATTTGATATTAAAATCACAATGGAACCACAGAAATGGTGTTATAAAGATCCTGAATGTCCTTGTATGCAATCATATTGTGAACACGGACCAACATCATTACACTTTGAAGCAAATGTTCCACTTGATGTTCAGAATGTCTGTAGTGGTAATAATAATATCACTCTTAGTGTTGATGCAGGATTAGAAACCTGTCATAGACCATTTGGAACTATTGGGTGGAATAATTGCTATATGTGGGATGATTTACCATCAAACACATATGCTGGAGATCCTGCATTTATACGAAATACATTTCGATATCTTGGTGCAGAACCAGTAGAGCGTGGACACCCTTATTGGGTAAAATTTAGATCAAGATACAACCATACAGAGACAGTTAATAATTGGTATCAAGGAACATCAAACGATCCAACTAGTCTATGTCCTGCATCTCGTAGTGGTGCTAGCACAGCATTGGGTGGATATAGTTTCTATGTTGGTGGCAATCAAGCATATAAAGCATCCCAAACTCTATGTGCCGCTGCATGTTCGCCAGGAGTTTATTGTTGTAGTTGTGGATTCCCCGCATCTACTGCCACCTACGCACCAGCAGGATGCTATCCAAGTCGTGTAACAAATACATACAATAGTTGTGATTATACATCACCCTATTGTGATCCAACTTGTCAGGGTTGTCTAAGCACAGCAGGAACAGGAACAGTTGCGGGTGCTACGCCATGTGGTAATTCATCGTGTGGAACCATGTCAATTCCAACACAACCAAATATGAACTGTCAAGCATTTTTAGGTTGTAATGGAGATCCTAATTTTGATCATACAATCATATTTCATATTTGTGCTGGTGCAATATTTGATGTTTGTAATCTTGTAAATCTAGCAGGATCAGCAGCATATCAAGCATCTATCGGAGCACCCGATACATGGATATTTGAAGAATGGGATCCAAAAGATAACTGTTCACCACAGGGGACTTGGACAATGAAACGAGCATCTTTTGATACGGTGTGTGAGGGACCATCCGCTTGGATAGGTGGAATACAACTAATAGTCTCATAGGAGGAAAGAATGGTTGACTGTAAACATTGGAAGGATTGTGGAGTTATTGGTGGGGGTTGTTGTTCACTAAGAAAATATGGTGGACAACCAACTGAAACTGCCTGTAATAAAAGATGTGATGTTAGAGTTCCTATAACAATATCTGCCAAAATCAAACAAAAGATAGATAAGATAAAGGGTAAGGGTTTAGGCGACCTCGTAGAATCCATTACAACCGCTCTAGGAGTCAAGAAGGTGGTAGAGACTGTATCTCACGCCACGGGTAAGGAATGCGGTTGTAAGAAGCGTAAAGACGCTCTAAACGCTGCTGTTCCTTGGAAGGATAAGAACGATGATGAAAATAAAGACAAAGTATTGGATTCCTGATAATCCAACCCCATTTGGTTTTGCAGTTGCACCAGCAATATCTAAACCTGTAGATAAATTTGGTAAATCTGTATATTTTATTAAATTAAAACTCGATATGAGTGAGATGGAATTTGATCCATTCTACAGATCATTTGAAAAATATTGTAAAGAATGGGAACAAGAGACAGGTAAGATTGTCCCAAATAGTGCAATCTATAGAGCAAAAGAATATGGGTATTTGGATTTTACAAGCAAACATTCCGTAGAATGCTATAATGAGTCTGATGACAAGACTGAACCACCAATAGATGGGGACACCATTGAGGTGGGATACAATATAATGGGGTGGGATAATGGTGAGAAAGCGGGTATCAAACTTATTTTAAAATATGTTAGAGTGCTCAATAGAACAGGTAAACCCATTATTGTTAGAGATAATATAGAAGAAGATGAAGATTTTGACATGTTCTGAAATATTGTGTATTATACATAAGATAGAACATTATACGGAATCCAATCCCTAAAGGATCAGCAGAGGCGAAAGCACGGCAAAGAGGGGCAGAGGGTAGTTAAAAACAAGTCTACGGATTAACCACGGACTTGGGTGGATTTAATCCACTATGCGATAGAAGGGATAATGTCCTACGGGTCAAAGATCGCAGTTGCTGATACGCTGAAACCAACTCAGAATCAGACAACCTCCATACCACAGTTTCTTTATTTAAACTGTGTTGTATGGGGATGTTGCCTCTACACTTCTCCAATCTAGAATCAGGTAAGATATCTTCTAAAGTGTTATAGAATAAGAATTTACGGGTAGTGGTATGATTATGAGACTGCGGTTTCTAATCCCCTACCCAATAAACGGACATATAGATAAGTTCCTAATAACAGAGAAACTGATAAACTTAAGTCAAAATATTATAAATGATATATAATATAGAATGTGAAAATAATATTTGTGTATGGTAATATCAGAACAGGTTTATTTTAGAAAGGAAACCTATATGGAACAGAACGAAACATATGACATCTATACAATCTCATTCAATGGTCAAGTGATTTATGTTGGTAAGACAACCAAAGGATACCATCGTTGGACATGTCATAAAACCAAAGCAAGACAAGAAAATAGACATTCAAGATATATTCATGACTTCATGAGAGAAAACACAACTGATCCCGAAACATTTCCTGAGTTTGAATACAATGTAATTTGTAAATGTTTTGATGAAGACATTGCAGACAGTCTCGAAAAGCATTTTCAAAGTATTCATGATGTGCCACAGCGTTATACAAGACCGTTACAATTCTCAGATAATATTGAACGCAGAGGAGAATAAGTGAATTGGACTAAGTATGCTACCGAGACAGTTGCAGGAATAGATCTAAGTCTTAACTCTCCTGCCATCTGCATCATCCCACCAACACCAAATGAAGAAGTCATTGTTAAGTTTTCTGAATGCCATTTTCACTATCTCACTAATAGGAAGATCGCAATCATCAACGAACAAAATATACATGGTGAACTAATGGGGTCTTGGAACTGTGACGAAGAGAGATATGAAAGTATCTCTGAATGGGTCATACGCATTCTACAGTCCTATAAATGCATTTCTACAGGTCTAGAAGGGTATGCCTATGGTGCAGCAAATCCCTCTAGATTTGCACAATTGTGTGAGAATCAAGGATTGTTAAAATACCATATGTTCAAGGAAGGTATTCATTACAATCTATATGCACCATCAAATATAAAGAAGATGGCAACATCAAATGGTAGATCTACAAAAGATCAAATGTATGATGCATGGTTGAAGGATACAGGTATTTGCCTTAATTCAGTATTTGGAAGAGATCCTAATGGCAAAATCAAATCACCTATATCCGACATTGTTGATAGTTTCTACATCGCATGTTCACAAAGAATAGACATGATACAAACAAACTATTACTTCATAGAAGGGGAACCAAATGCTAAAGATATTATCAGAAATGACAATAAAGGAAATAACTAAGTTATTCATAGAGGTATACAAAGAAGCATCTTGGGTAATACTTACAGTAATATTATTCAATTGGGCAATGTATGGAATCATTGAACACATCATCGCAACACCCAAATGATATACCTGTATTCTCAAGTAAGATAGATGCTAAAGAGATCTATAATAAGAATGATAAAAGAATAGAGAAAGGAATACACTTAGGTTGGAAGTGGAGCAGGATGAGGAAAGCATACCTTGCTCAACACCCATACTGCGAGAGGTGTGGACTGATGGCAGACTGTGTTCACCATATTATTGGTAGAGCAGATGCACCACATCTCACATATGAATGGACAAATCTCATGGCATTGTGTGACTTTTGCCATATGAAAGAACATAGAATAGGAGAATGGAAAGATGAAGGAAAATAAAGAACAATATATCCTCCCCGCAACTGACAGATATTTTTCAAAGTATTTCTCAGATTTCTCAGGTTGTGCGGGTGCGAACGGGGGGGTAGAATTTAATGAAACAGGGGTTTATGATGCCCTCCCCGCATACGCCATAAACATCAGAGGTTCAACCCATGACATCCCCCGAGAATGAACCCGAGACACCCTCAGTCAAATCCCGCATTCTGCGTTACAATGCTGATGTTCTCTCAGGACACATTCCGAGTAACAGATGGATCTATGCTGCTGCTCGCAGATTTGAAAACGATTTAGCAAGAACTGATGTTTACTTTGATTGGGATGAAGCAGAGCGTCTTGTAGCACACTTTGAGAGTCTATCCCTCATTGGAGAGTGGACAGGACAGAACTTCAAACTACATGATTGGCAAACATATGCAGTCTGTAATATAATCTGCTGGAAACTTACAGAAGATAAAAGAAAAAGATATAAACTTAATCTTTTACAGGTTGCTAGAGGTAATGGCAAGACTACACTCATGGCAGGATTGGCACTCTACGATCTAATAAACGGACAGGGTAAGCGTGTTCATGTCATTGCAAACAATGCAGAACAAGCAGAAATTCTTCTTGATACCGCTAAAACAATGGTAACAAGAATGAAAAATACAGACATAGACATTCACTATGGATCTATAGATCGTGCAGATGCTGACTGTTCTATGAATGCTCTACCCGCAATGGAACGCTCCCTAGACGGTTTAAACCCATCTATGTGGGTAGCAGATGAAGCAGCAGAATACAAAGGACGCTTTCTCACCAAACTATTGACTACAGGAGCAAAGCGTAAGGAATCAACTGGTTGTATTATCACAACTCCAGGGTCTAATCCTGAAAACATCTATTATGAAATTGTCAAACAAGCAGAAGGTATTCTGTCAGGGCAGATTCAAGATGATACTGTGTTTGCTTTGCTTTATGGTCTTGATCCAAGCGATTCGATTGAAGATGAAACTCAATGGATAAAAGGAAATCCAGGATTACCATACGGTCAACCCGATCTTGTTTCTCTTAGACGCTCATGGAACACAATGAAACAGTCTCCAATGGGGCGTGCAGAGTTCTCTCGTTACCATTGTTCACGCACAGACGAGAACACAGGTGGATGGTTGGACATGCAGTATTGGGAACAAATGGTTGATAAAACCATTGATTGGGAATCACTAAAGGGCAGAGCAGCATGGGCAGGTTTAGATCTATCCAAATCAGGCGACATGACAGCACTAGTTCTAATGATTCCTCTAGATGATGGTAGAGTCGCTGTAAAGGGACGCTACTGGTTTCCAAAAGAAGGATTGGCACAACGAGAACTTGATTACAGAATGCCTGTGAGAACATGGGCAATTGAAGGTAAACTAGAACTATCAGCAGGAAGAGAAATTGATTATGAGCAAATTCGTGTTGCTCTGAATGAAGCAAAGCGTGACTATGATCTTCGTATAGTTGCTTATGACGCATGGGGATCAAAATACCTTGCAGAAACTCTAATGGGTGATGGTGTGCCACTACAAACCTATAGAATGTCTATATCCACCTTTGGACCTGGATGTTCCTTATGGAGCAATTACTGGATGGGTAGAAAACTAGTATTTTCTGATGATCCGATCATGCGTCGTGCCTGTGCCGAAGCACACGCAAAGCAAGATATCAACGGAAATGTAAGACCAATTAAATCAAGAGAACATTGCATTATTGACCCTCTAGTAGCAGGAATCATGGGTTTACATTCTTGGGGAGGAAAAACAGTATCAATCTACGAGTTGGAGGCAGAACAAATAAATGGGAATACTCAATAACATATCAACATCAATAAGAGGGTGGTTTGGATATCCTACGGGGTATTATCCACTTGTTCCTACTCCATTTGAGGTGTTTACCAATGGTGAAACTATACCATTTGTTGGACCAGCATCTGCTTTACATTTCACTCCTGTTTATCGTGCTGTCAATCTAATCTCAAATGATATTGCAAGAACACCCGCTGAGTTCCTATCAAACAATCTAGAGCGTATTTGGGAACGACCAAACAGATACCAAAGTGGATATGACTTCATTCGTCAGATGTCACAACAAGCACTTCTGTATGGAAATGCTTTTGCTCTTATCAATCGTAAAAGAAATGGTGAAATATATGAACTTCTTCCACTTCCCATTGGATCTGTTACTTTGGATGTCACAAGTTCTACCCCGATCTACAAAACAACAGACTACGGTGCGCTAGATCCTGAGAATATATTACACATTAAAGCAAATCCGATTGAAGGTTTGTGGGCAAATTCACCAATTCAACTGTGTAAAACTGCTATAATCATTGGTATTAATCAAGAAAATAATATCAAAAAGAATGCTGAAATGGGTGGATTACCCAATATGGCATTCGTTCATCCTGCTGTAACACCTCTCAATCAAGCAGCAAGACAAGCAATTGTGAATGATTATCTGAAGAATCACACAGGTAAAAACTCAGGTAGACCACTTGTTCTATCTGAAAATATGAGAATTGAGAAGTTAACAAGCACTTCTGTCGCTGCTGATCTTGAACAAGCAAGAAAATACTCAATTGCTGATGTTTCACGCATCTACGGTGTTCCAACATCATATCTTTCAGACACATCAGGTAATGTGTATGGTTCTATGGAATGGTTGAGCAGAATGTATCTTGATTCATGTCTTTCACATTGGTATGAGGCATGGAAGTCCGAATATATGCTCAAATTGGGTGAATCACCTCTATTTGACACCGATTTTATCATTCGTCCATCCCTTGCCGAGACATTTGCAGCACTCAGAACGGGTGTAGAAGCATCTATTATCACACGAAATGAAGCAAGAGAAGCACTTGATTATGATCCTGTAGAGGGTGGAGATGAGTTTATCGTCGCTAAGAATATGGGTCAAGGAGGTGGTCAAACCAATCTCGGAGAGGATACATCCGCAAAAGTATCACAGGGAGACATCAATGGAAGTCCGCAAATCTGACGAAAATATAAATAACAATGGTAAAACCCTAAGTGGATATGCAATTCTATTTGATTCAGAATCTCGCACACTACACGAAATGGGTAGAACCTTTAAAGAAACCATCAAGCGTGGTGCATTTGACATCAATCCTACAAACGATCACGATGTCAAACTCTATTTCAACCATGACACCTCAATGCCTCTTGCTCGTCAGCGAAATGGTTCGCTAAGACTGTCTGAGGATGCAAAAGGTATCAGATTTGAAGCAGATCTTCCCGATACAACGCTTGCTAATGACATTCGTGAACTTATGAACAAGGGAACCTTGTCAGGTGAGATGTCTTTTGGATTCTCAGTCCGTAAAGACAAATGGGAAGGAACAAACAAAAGAACAGTTGAGGAAGGAATACTATATGAGATCTCGGTAGTTACAGATGCTGCCTACCCACAGACCTCTTCTAAACTTCGCAGCATCATGTCAGAAATCAACAACAAGCGAATCAAACTTATTCGCAGGAGACTCAAGTAATGGATAATTCAGAACTTATTTCAAAGCGCAACCAACTTACAACCGAGTTGCGTAACACAATCGACAAGTGGGAAGTCGAAACCAAAAACCACGCAAACAACTTCGACGCTGACGCTAACGGACTCTACAAGGAGCGTTGCGCTAAGATCGAAGCAGATCTT